TATTGGTATTGAAATAGATTTTGGATTAGGCGTTGGCTCTACTTATAGCAATACAGCGGGAACATGGACAACTGGCGGTCTTGGAGTTACAGGCGCAACAAGCGTAGTCGGCACAAATGGCGCAACCTTCTACATCACAGGTGTGCAACTAGAAAAAGGCAGTACCGCAACATCGTTTGATTACAGACCTTATGGTACTGAGTTGGCTTTGTGTCAGAGGTACTGCGTAAATTACAACTCAGCAACTGCAAGCGCTGGATATTTTAGATACGGCATTGGAGAGATTGAAAGTTCTACTATTGGTCAATTAGTACTTCAATTTCCAGTTCCAATGAGGGCGGGGCCAACTTTAACAACTACTGGAACAGCGGCTAATTATGCTGTTTACAGCGCTGGGGTTGTTTTTACTTGCACTTCTGTACCTGCTGTTGGTGTTACAAGCCCATTAACAATAAATATTGCTTGGACTACTACTGGTCTTACTATTGGTAGGGCTTGTGCGCTGTTATCTAATAACAACAATACATCTTATTTAATTTTATCTGCGGAGTTATAAGTGACAACATACAAACTTCTTAAAGGCGATATTGACAATCAAGTGTTTTCTGTTTTGCGTGATGGAAAAGACTCTATCCCATTTGACCCCGCTAACACAGACTACCAAGCCTTTTTGAAGTGGGTGTCTGAAGGCAACACGCCTACTCCCGCAGACGAAGGAACACAATAATGCAAGTATCGAACCCGTTGGTGAACACTATTCTGAACTACCTCGCTGAACGTCCTTATCGCGAGGTGTTCCAACTGATCGACGCCTTGCAGAAAGAAGCCGCCGCACAAGCACCGAAACCCGAGGAACCGACCGATGGACCAACTTGAGAAGAAATTTGCAGTACACCAAGCGATCACCGGCGAACGCTTTCGGAGCATTCAAGAGTCTTTGGAGCGTGGAAAAGAGCGGATGCGCACGATCGAATTGCAACTGTACGCGGTGATTCTTGCAGTCCTTTTCGGCCCCGGCGTGGCGGCTGAATTTGTTAAAAAACTTCTTGGACTTTAACGCCGTGTGGACCCCTTCAGCCTTCTCCTTGCCGCCCAAGCGGCGGTTGGGTTCATTAAATCCGGATGCGAAATGCTTCACCAAGGCCGGATGGAATTGGAGGGAGCAAAGAAGACGGTGGAAGGCGTGGTGGCAGATGTTCGGGCTATTCGAGGGATCTTCGATTGGTTCATCGATCTATTCACCAGCCAACCGGCCAGCACCGCCGAAACGGCCAAGCCTGTGGCAAAAACGAAAGCCGCTCGACAACAGCAGTCCTACGAAGAACTCGAAACCGTGCTCATCCGCGATATCGGGGAGCGGCTCGGAACGCTCTTCGACACGCAACAGTCGATCAACAACTACTACGCTGAACTAGAGGAGCAGAGCAAGGCGCAATACGACCCGACGCAGAACACCTCGAAGAAGGCGATCGAACGAGCGCTGATCGAGTTGCAGATGGAAAAGTTAATGGAGCAGACCCGCGAGGCAATGGTCTACGCGCCGCCGGAGTTGAAAGATCTCTACAGCCGCTTCCTAGTGATGCACGGCAAGATCGAACGGGAACAGGAATGGGCAAGAGCCGAGATGATTAGGCGCACTAGAGCGGCACGATGGAAAAGGGAGCGAGAAGAGATCGAAATGATTGAAATTACAAGCGGGGTGGTTGCAGTGGTATTTATCTCTCTCTTTTTTGGATGGTTAATGTGGCAACTACGCGCCTTGTCGGGTGGATTCTGATCGGAGTGGCGATATGCATCGTTGTTGGAGTAACCTCGATGGCGTACATAGAGACACTCTACATGAAAGCGCAGTTGAAACAAGAGATAAAAGAACTGCGAAGACTTAAACGTGAATTAAAGGAGCAGAAATGAATTGGGCAGATGTATTAAAAGCGGTCATTCCTATCATTGTGGCATCCCTCGCTTGGCTCTTGGGTCAAGTCAATGATTTTTCCACGCGCCTGACGCGAATTGAAGGCGCTATGCCTGCGCTGATTACCAAAGAAGGTGTCCCAACGGACAGCCCAATTTCAGCCGAACGCCGGGCAATTCAAAAAGAGGCGCTGATGTTGCATATCAACGAATTGCAAGTCAAAGTCAGGTTGCTTGAAGAACGTGAAAAAATGGGAGTTAAAAAATGATACCTATCGGCGCACTTTTAGACATTGGTGGGAAGATACTAGATAAGGTCTTTCCTGACCCAGCACAGGCGGAGCAAGCCAAACTCAAGTTACTTGAGATGCAACAAAACGGCGAGTTAGCAAAACTCAATGCCGATGTTGCCGAATCCCACGAGTTAACAGAACGCCTCAAAGCAGACATGGGTTCTGATTCTTGGCTATCCAAGAACATCCGCCCTATGACTCTGGTATTTATACTGCTTACCTACACGACTTTTGCAATGATGTCTGCGTGGGATATTGAAGTAAACAACAACTATGTTGAATTGCTGGGACAATGGGGCATGTTAATTATGTCGTTTTACTTTGGCGGTAGGACGCTGGAGAAGATTATGGACATGAAGGCTAAAAAATGAACTTCACCGAACACTTCACACTCGAAGAACTGACCCACACCGATCACCGAGAATTCGACAATACCCCCACCAGTACCGAGAAATGTATCATCGACGGTAAAGAGGTGGTGATCGACGCGGTGGCGAATCTACCCCGCCTCGCCGCATTCCTCGAGGAAATCAAAACGCTCCTCGGCGGCAAGCCCATCATGGTGAACAGTGCATTTCGCTCCCACGACGTCAACACAGCCGTAGGCTCCAAGGACACCTCGGACCATCGTCGGGGGTGCGCGGCGGATCTGCGGGTCCCCGGGATGACCCCGGACGAGGTGACTCGGGCGATCATTGGCAGTTCGCTGGGGTATGGACAAGTGATCCGCGAGTTCGATCGCTGGACCCATGTGAGTATTCCGACGCACGCTGGAGACACGCCTCGACGCCAAGCGTTGATCATCGATAAAGCGGGTACTCGACCCTTTGTGTAAGCAACAGCCCGGTGGTATAATCGGTAATCTTTTGGGGGGACTATGACGACCGCATCAGTTATGACTTACGATTCTCTGGTGTACGACGTCCAGCAGTACCTAGAACGCACCGACGATGCTACGCTGTTGCAGATTCCGCGTTTCATCATGCTTTGCGAGCAAACTCTCGCGGCAGATCTTAAATTCCTCGGAAATCTCAATGTGGCTACCAGCGTGATGGTAACAGGCAACCCGACGATCGACAAGCCGGTACGGTGGCACAAAACGGTGTCGATGAACTTGACTACGGCGGCCGGGGTGCGTCAACCGGTGTACTTGCGCAAGTACGAATACCTTCGTAACTACTGGCCCAACACCGCGTCGACCAGCACTCCACTGTACTACTGTGATTATGACTATACCCATTGGATGGTGGCACCTACTCCATCCGGTGCATTCACCTTCGAGGTGCTTTACTACGAGCGAGTGCAACCACTGGATTCGGCAAACCAGAGCAACTGGTTCACGAATTATGCGCCGCAAGCACTGCTCTACGGCACCCTCTTGCAAGCAATGCCGTTCCTCAAAAACGACGATCGGATGCCTATGTGGCAACAGAATTATTCACAAATCGTTGCGACGCTCCGTGCGGAAGACGTAACAAGAACAGGCGACCGTCAAGCGGCGGCGATTGACTCATGACCACTTTTAATTCCCCGTTTACCGGCAACGTCATTCAACCGACGGATGTCTCCTTTGTCGCACTGTCGATCAGCGTCACGACTCCACTGTTCTGGTCCTTCGATGGCGATGGAACGCAGAGCTACGCGGCTCGGATCATGGACGTCACGGCAACGGTCGCAAGCCTCTCTTTGGCGATGCCACCGGCGAATCAAGCCTCGGTAGGTCAAGATGCGTTGATTCGCAACGTCGGATCCAATACGTTTACAGTCACGGACTACGATGGCAACACGATCGTAGCAGTACCGGCTGGTACAGCGAAATACATCTACATCAGCACTAACGCTACTACTGCAGGTACTTGGGGTATCATCGCATTCGGTGTCGGCACCTCAGTCCCCGACGCCTCAGCTCTTGCCGGAGCGGGTCTGGTGGCAATATCGAGTACACTGAATCAATCGCACCCCGCATCTTCTTTCTCCTCGGGCTACACATTTGTCCAAGCCGATCGGGCGTTGACGCGATTGTGGCAAGGTGGTGCCGGTACTGCGACGCTGTCCTCGGCCGCGACGATGGGGAATAACTACTTCTTCCTCTTGAAGAACAATGGCTCGGGGTCTCTGAC